GTAAAAGTGCTATTAATATTTCCATTACTGGTGTCGGTGGCGAGACTACCGTCATAAGCGGTAATGAAGAACCCATTGAAGGGGAGTACACAGATGTATGATATAAATCAAGACCTAGATTATTTCACTAGAGAAGAGTTTGCCTGTCAGTACACAGGAGAGAACGAGATTAGTGATAGATTGTTATTGAAGTTAGATTTGTTACGTGCAAGGTGTGGATTCCCCTTTGTTATCACAAGTGGTTATCGTTCAGAAGACCACCCCATTGAAGCAAAGAAGGAGAAAGCAGGAACTCATGCCCAAGGTATTGCAGCGGACATTAAAGTCAACAGCGGTGTGCAGCGGTTTAAGATTGTTGAGGAGGCTATCAAGATGGGCTTTTCAGGAATTGGAGTTGCTAGTAGCTTTGTCCATGTTGACATCCGCGACCTTGACGGTAATGAATCTCCTGTAATGTGGACGTACTAGCTTGACTGATTTAAAGGTTGAGCTACTGCCGTGGCAACAAGAGGTCTACAACGACCCTACACGGTTTAAGGTTATTGCCGCAGGTAGACGTACAGGTAAGAGTAGGTTAGCTGCTTGGTCACTGATACTGAACTGCTTGTCAGCTAAGAAAGGTCAGGTGTTCTACGTTGCCCCTACACAGGGACAGGCTAGGGACATCATGTGGCAGATGCTACTGGAGCTAGGGCATAGTGTTATAGCCTCTAGCCATGTCAACAACCTACAGATTAAGTTTATCAACGGTGCGTTGCTGACGCTGAAGGGTGCTGATAGACCTGAGACTATGCGTGGTGTTAGCCTAAAGTTCTTGGTTATGGATGAGTACGCTGACATGAAGCCAGAGGTGTGGGAGCAAATCCTACGCCCTGCTCTTGCGGATCAGAAGGGTTCTGCGATGTTTATTGGTACGCCAATGGGCCGTAACCACTTCTACGAACTATATACATACGCTTGTGTAGCGGAGGATGACTCATTCAAAGGTTATCACTACACGAGCTTTGACAACCCACTGCTAGACCCAAAAGAGATTGAAGCTGCTGAGAAGAGTATGTCAGCCTTCTCCTTCCGACAGGAGTTCATGGCAAGTTTTGAGGCCCACGGTAGTGAACTCTTTAAAGAAGAGGATGTTAAGTTTTGTGAGGAAGAGCCTGTTGACGGTGATTATTATATCGCTGTCGATTTGGCAGGATTTGCAGACGTACAGAAAGTCACAACCAAAACAAAGAGGCTTGACCAAACAAGCATTGCGGTTGTTAAATGTGGTACTTCTGGTTGGTGGGTTAGCAATATCATCCACGGGCGGTGGGGCGTTGAAGAGACAGCTAGACGTATCTTCCAAGCGGTACGAGATTATCAGCCTGTTGCCGTCGGCATTGAGAAAGGAGCGTTAAAGAACGCTGTGTACCCTTACCTCAACGATGAGATGAAGAAGAACCAACGATTCTTCCGTATAGAGGAACTCACTCACGGTAACAAGAAAAAGACAGACAGAATCGTGTGGGCGTTACAAGGACGCTTTGAACACGGCAACATAACATTAAACAAGGGTAAGTGGAATACTCAGTTCCTAGACGAGTTGTTTCAGTTCCCTAATCCACTAGTCCATGATGACTTGATAGACTCACTAGCATACATAGATCAGTTAGCCAAGGTTAGCTATGCTTATGACTACGAGGAAGAGGACTACGAATTCTTAGATAAATACGCAGGGTATTAACTATGGAACTAGAAGGCACAGATAACTTCACCCTTGAGCAGGACATTGAAGGTTGGGTAATGGAGAAGTGTGACGGTTGGCGTGATCACTACGAGGCTAACTACTCACAACGCTTTGATGAATACTACCGCCTATGGCGTGGTCAGTGGTCATCACAGGATCAGACCCGTCAGTCAGAGCGATCTAAGATTATATCACCTGCACTACAGCAAGCAGTGGAGTCCTCTGTAGCGGAACTAGAGGAAGCTACCTTTGGCCGTGGCAAGTGGTTTGACATTAAAGATGATGTCAGAGATCAGAACCCTGCTGACATTGCAGCCCTACGTGGCTACTTAGAGGAAGACTTTGCTAAGAACAAGGTTCGGAAGAGTGTTGCAGAATGCTTGATTAATGCGGCAGTATTTGGCACAGGCATTGCGGAAGTTGTATTAGAAGAAGAAAAAGAGATGGCTCCCGCTACACAGCCTGTCATGGGTGGTGAGTTACAGGCGGTAGGTGTCAGCATTAAAGACCGTACTTGTGTTAAACTACGCCCTGTCATGCCACAGAACTTCCTGATTGACCCAGTAGCTACGGACATTAACTCTGCACTGGGCTGTGCTGTAGATGAGTTTGTATCTAGTCACTTGGTTGAGCAACTACAGGAAAGCGGTGTATACCGTGACGAGCCTCTGTCAATAGCCTCTAGTGACTTTAACCTAGAGCCTGACCAAGAACTCACTACCTTCTCTGAGGACAAGGTTAGACTGACCAAGTACTACGGCTTAGTCCCTACGCACCTACTTAAAGAAGCTATGCAAGACCCTGAAGCAGTAGATGAAGAGGTTGTAGAGTTTAGCGAAGAGGACGAAGAGAACTACTACACTGAGGCGATGGTTGTTATTGCTAACGGTGGTATCCTCCTCAAGGCTGAGAAGAACCCTTACATGATGCAGGATCGTCCTGTTGTCGCATTCCCTTGGGATGTCGTTCCTAGCCGCTTCTGGGGCAGAGGAGTATGTGAGAAAGGGTATAACAGCCAAAAGGCGTTAGACGCAGAACTACGCGCTAGAATCGACGCCCTTGCCCTAACCATCCACCCAATGATGGCTATGGACGCATCACGTATGCCTAGAGGTGCAAAGCCTAGCATACAGCCGGGAAAAACTATTCTAACCAATGGCAACCCTGCTGAGGTTCTACAGCCATTTAACTTTGGTAACGTAAGTCAGATCACCTTTGCACAGGCACAGTCTCTACAGACTATGGTGCAGACTGCCACAGGTGCTATTGACTCAGCAGGTATTGCAGGGTCTATCAACGGAGAGTCTACAGCAGCAGGTGTCTCTATGTCGCTAGGTGCTATCATCAAGCGTCACAAGCGTACACTGATTAACTTCCAAGACTCCTTCCTGATTCCGTTTGTACAGAAGGCGGCATGGCGTTACATGCAGTTTGAGCCTGAGCTATACCCAGTAGCTGACTACAAGTTCCACACCTCTAGCTCACTAGGCATCATTGCCCGTGAGTATGAAGTAACACAGCTTGTGCAGTTGCTACAAACCATGTCACCAGACACACCTATGTATCCTAAGTTGGTCATGTCCATTATTGACAACATGAACCTGTCTAACCGTGAAGAGTTGATTGCTACACTTGAGCAAGCTAATCAGCCTAACCCAGAAGCACAGCAAGCGGCACAGGCGGCACAGCAAGCTCAGTTGGCATTCCAACAGTCACAGACTAACGCACTCAACGGACAGGCGCAAGAGTCACAAGCTAGGGCACAGAAGTTGGCTGTCGAGGCAGGAGCTATACCACAGGAACTTGAGATTGACCGTATCAAAGCGGCCACCACTAACCTCAAGGCAGGTGATGCAGATGACAAAGAGTTTGAGAAGCGTCTAAAGATTTCAGAGCAGTTACTGAAAGAAAGAGAAGTAGCAGTAAAAGAGGGTAATGTTGCTAATCAGGCAACTCCTCAACCAACACAAGGACTACAGTAATGGTAAGCACAAGAGATTTAGAGAACGTAGTAGCTCAAGTAAATGTAAAGTTTGAAGAACTATTTAAGAAGATTGTACAGCTTGAGAAACAATTAGCTGAGAATACAGGAGCAGAGAAAAATGTCAGTAAAAAAAGATCCAAGACTAGCTAGGGCAGGAGTCAGTGGTTATAACAAGCCCAAGCGTACCCCTAACCACGACACAAAAAGCCATATTGTCGTGGCGAAGGAAGGTGACAAAATCAAGACCATTAGGTTTGGAGAACAGGGGGCAAGCACAGCAGGTAAACCCAAGGCGGGTGAATCTGCTCGTATGAAGGCTAAACGTGCTAGCTTTAAAGCTCGACACGCTAAAAATATAGCTAAAGGTAAAATGTCTGCGGCATATTGGGCAGATCAAGTTAAGTGGTAATGCATAAGTGGTGGAGAATCTGGGCCAAGAGTCTAGGGGAGAAGGTAGGTGAGACAGATAAGCAAGCTAATACTGTCGCTAGTATTAGGACTGTTTGGTGGTTTACTCATATGGCTACATGTATCTTTATTATTCTCAATGCAATTGCAAACCACGGTTGGAACTTAATAGGATTATAAGTCTACACAGATTCACCATATTGGCGAAAACGTGTACATTTATATGTACATAAAAGTGTCATAAACGTACACTTTATGTAAACTAGAGTATACATTGTACACTATATGAAACATAACAGGAGATTATTATGCCAAAAGGTACAGGTACATACGGTAGTAAAAGAGGCAGACCACCAAAGAAAAAGCCAGTTAAGAAATGAAGGGCCAGACCCACGGTGGCAAAGGTAGCTCCCAGAGAAAGACAGACCAGAAGAAGTTTGCTAGTAACTGGGACGCTATATACAACAAAACTGCACAGAAGTCAAGTAAAAATAAGAAATAATGCTTGACTTTCTTATGCTTTTATGTTATAATAACAGGGTACATTAACATTAACTCAACTGTCCTTATTGGAGAAACAGTATGATAGACCCTAAGCTAGAACTATATTACCGCAACATGAGAGATATGTTTCGTTCAGAAGGTTGGAAACAACTGCTAGAAGACCTGAACTCTAATGCGGTATTGATTAACTCAGTAGAATTAACTAAAGATGTGGAAGACCTACACTTTCGTAAAGGCCAACTTTCAATCATAGCTAATCTACTTAATCTTGAAGCACAGCTTGATACGGCTGAACAGCAACAACTAGAAGACGAGCAAGAAGAACAAGAAGATACAGAGTAATGCGTATCCTGGTTGACTTTAAGTGTGATCAGGGTCACATCAACGAAAGACTAGTTGATTCTGAATGTACTCACATACCATGTTTAGACTGTGACAAGATAGCACAAAG